AAATGCAGATTTAAGGGCTATAGCGGATAATAAAACGGTTACCATCATGAAGGAAAATCCTTCAATGCCACCGGCAAATATTATCCATGCCGCTGCTGAATACGCGAGAGAATGGGCGCATCTTAATCTTTCTAATGGTAAAGCGAGTGAGCGATCCGATAGAAAGAAGAAGATCGTTTCTGAACCAAAACCGGCCAGAAAGACAGCCAAGATCGGAGAGGATGAACCTAGGGAAAAAAGCCCTAGCGAAATTATTGAAGATATGAGGAAGTCCAGAGGCCAACCCACAACAACAATTTAGGAGATAGTTATGGCAGGACAAGTATGGTCTGTCAACACCTCCGGTGGGTATATGTATGCGCTAAATCTCAGCCGTGAGTTGAGAATGGCGGTTCAGCCCGTTGTCAAATTTCGACAGTTTTGCGACATCAAAGATGCCGCACATCAAGGGCTACACCGTGGCGATACATTCCACTGGAACGTGTTTAGTGACGTTGCTACTCAGGGGTCAACTCTAGTAGAAACGAATACTATCCCAGAGACATCGTTTACGATTTCTCAGGGTACGATGACGATCACTGAAGCCGGTAACTCAGTCCCTTGGACTGGTAAACTGGATGATTTAAGCGAACAGCCAGTTCGTGAGATCGTTAGAAAAGTTCTTAAGAACGATGCCAAGAAGGCGTTCGACACACTAGCCGCCGCTCAGTTTAACTCAGCCGCGCTACGTGTAGTTCCCACTGCGGGTACTAGTACGACTGCGTTAACGCTGACTACTAACGGTACTGCGACTTTAACCAATACTATTGCATTGGGAAGCGCGCATGTGAAGTTAATTGTCGATACCATGAAAGAACGTAATATTCCCGCCTACACGGGTGATGACTATTACGCACTTGCATGGCCTTCAACTTATCGAACTCTCAAAAATAATCTGGAAGACATCAAGCAGTATGTTGATCAAGGCTTCCAAATGATCATGAATGGTGAGATTGGTAGGTACGAAGGTGTTCGTTTCGTAGAGCAAACACATGTTGCTAAAGGCACCGGCATGGGTACGGCAGGTCAGGCTTGGACTAGTGGTCTAAGCGATTGGGCTGTATTCTTCGGCGAAGATACTGTTGCAGAGGCTATTGCAGTTCCAGAAGAAATCAGAGGGAAAATCCCCGGCGATTTCGGAAGGGATCGTGGCATTGCATGGTATTATCTTGGTGGCTTTGGTATCACTCACACGCAAGCAGCCCAGTCACGTATTGTGATCTGGGACAGCGCAGCTTAAAGGAGGATTATTATGAGTTATAGTGATCCAAGAACCTATATCTACCAAGATACAGTGGAAACTGATTTTGCTGCCGGTACTGGTACTGCTTGGAGTTTTAAAGGTCCAAGTGGTAAACAGGGTAGTTTGAAAAACATTGGAGTGCATGTAACTGAAACTTTTGAAGATGATACGATTACTGGAAAAGTTTTGATTGGCACGACTGGTGACCCAAACTATTATGGTCAGCTAGAAATCGCTGATGGTACTGCAGCTACCGATACTTTTAATGACCAGAACGACTCGAATTGCGTCCTTGTAGAAGCTCTTGCTGCCGATACTCAGATTGAAGTTACCTATGTTCAGGCAACTGATTCTGGTACTGCAGCAGGCAAGGGTTATGCATACGCTGAAGTCGAATGGTATTAAGGAGGTTAATTATGGCTAGTAAAAAACATTCAGCCGATGGGAAAATCCCTGAGAATGGTCTTTCTAGTTTGGAGCATGTGGCTTCTGAAACCCCCGCTTCATTGGGGATGGATAGTCATGGGCCAAACCAGATGCCAATGGGAATAAAGAAACAGAAGGTTTCAGCACCTGAAGGTTCTTTTAATTTCCGATAACATCATTGTGGTAATGGATTGGGGGGCGAAAGCCCCCCTTTTCTTTCAGGAGATAGAGATGGATATAATCGTCACGAGTTCAAAATTTCAGAGAGATACTTTCAAGTCAAAGCCGGAGAATAACCCACGAGAGAGTGGATATACTTTGGTAACTGGACCAGACGAGTATTTTAATGAGGATAACCAAAAACAAAATAACGCTAACATTGGCAATAGGCCAGAGTGGGTTGGTTGGTCCGTAGACTAACAAGGAGACTAAGTGGATATTGATTGGGATAAGCCATATGGTGTTGTATATGGTGTGCATGCAGGTAGATACGAGCAAGATGGTTTGTATTTCGATATACATGGAAAGCAGGTTAAGGAGGAGTCCTCGGGTAAGGACGTTGAATGGGCTAAAAAGCAGAAAGGATTAGGGGGAAGGAATCTTCTGATTGATTACGCCAAAAATGTGGGTATACAGTATAACCCAAAAGACAAGATAGAATCCCTTAGAAATAAGGTAATTGCCCATATGTCATGAAAGTAATCCATGTCCCTTTTAAAAGGGTTAGTGATTATACTCTCGAAGACTTTGGGGGTAAGAGGGGTGATAACACTGTATGTATCGTTAGGTACGGAGCATTCGGAGATATTATACAAGCGTCTTCTTTATTCCCAAAGTTTAAAGAGGAGGGCTATAAGGTATGTGTGAATGTCTCTGAATCAGGGCATTCTCTTCTAAAGAATAATCCTTATGTGGACCAACTTATAGTTCAGAAAACTGATCAAATAAGTAACTTTGAACTTGGGGATTACTGGGAGATTATGTCACAGTGTTTCAATAAATTCGTTCAGTTGTCCGAATCTATTGAAGGGAATCTCTTACTTAGCCCTGAAAGAATTATACAGATTGATGGCAAGCCATATACTGCTGAAGGCAGCGAAGAGTATAACTGGTCTAAAGAGAAGATACACGAGAAGTGTAACAAAAATTACCTAGAAGCGACACACGAATTGGCAGGAGTAGAGTTCGGCCATTGGCCAAAATACTATCCTTCTCCGGTAGAAGTTAAGTGGGCAAAGAAGGCACGTAAAAAGATAAAGAGTAGGTTCGTTGTTTTATGGGCGTTGTCTGGTTCCTCAGTGCATAAGGTATACCCATGGACAGATAATGTTATAGCTGCAATTCTTTTGAAAAGAAGTAACACATCAATCATTACTGTAGGGGATGACTTATGTCAGCTACTCGAAGTTGGTTGGGAAGATGAGAAAAGAGTTATAACCAAGTCGGGTAAATGGTCTATAAAGAAGACCTTATCTTTTCTGCCACACTGCGATGTTATTGTGGGGCCAGAAACTGGAGTTCTAAATGCCGCTAGTACAATGAGCAATCATAAATGTGTTCTCTTGTCCCATTCTTCTAAGGAAAATCTAACCAAGCATTGGAAAAATACTACGTCTATGGAGCCTGAGAAGTGTCCTTGCTTCCCTTGTCATAAGATGCACTTCAGTTTTTCTACTTGTAACAGGGACATCCAAACTGGCGGCGCTCTTTGCGCTGCAAATATAGGGCACGATAGGGTAGCAGAGGACATAATTAGGAATCTTAAATGAGCACATATCTAGAACTTTGTCAGGACATGGCGCGGGATATTGGAATACCGGGAACAGGGCCATCTAGTATTACGCCTACGGCGGAAGAAGAGAAGGACGTTGTGCGGTATATAAAAGACGCTGACAGGGATATCCAGAACACGTGGTTTAACTGGGACTTTTTATGGGCTGAGTATTCCACAACTACATCTTCTGGCACTTCCACTATTACCTCTCCAAGTGATCTCGCTCAATGGAACATTGATTCCGTTGTTTATGATCCCACTGCAGAGAATTGGCAACCCTTAGAGTTTGTTCCTTGGAAGAACTATAGGGAGGACTACAAGTATGGGACAGTAGACAGCGCTGTACCTGAGGTTTTCTCAATAAAGCCAAGCAACGTAATGGACCTTTACCCAACACCTGATGCTAGTACTACACTAACTGCTGAGTATTGGCAGACTCCTACTGATCTATCTGCTGATGGCAGTGTGTCAGCTATTCCAGTGCGATACCATAGGATAATTATATGTAGGGCAAAGATGTTCTATGCAGAACAGAACGATGCTGCTGAAGTAATGGCAGGCTCTGCCTCTGAGTTTAATGATTTACTCTTGAAGTTGGAAGCCGATCAGCTTCCGGGTCAGAGGAACAGAAGGTTCTCGTTAGTTCAGAACCTTAAGGACTATACGGTAGTTCCTGAATGACATATCGCCCGAAGATACAGGAAGGAAATACACAGACCCAGTACTTTCCTTTTTCCGGTGGTTTGAATATTGTTGATCCGGTTCTTTCTATTGAACCGGGAGAATGCATTGCTGCAAAAAACTTTGAAGTAGACATTCGTGGAAGGTATCATAGGCTAGACGGGTATGAAAGGAGTGATGGGCAAGTATTGCCCTCTGCAATAACTCTGTATAGGATTCCTTTTACCACTGGGTATGCTAGAGATTTAGTGTTTGGCACGTCCTTTAGTACTGCATTCGATATGCAAATCCCATCCGTAGGGGATTTAGTAAAGGGAGAAACAAGTGGCGCTATAGGCTCTATATTGAGTGTCAGTGTAGAGGATGTAACCGGGGATTCATCTGCCGGTTCGTTTTTTCCTTTAACTGCATTCTCAAATTCTTTCAGTACAGCAGAATTCCGCGCTTCAGGTAGAGATGGGAATGCAGAGGGATACGTGTATTTTGTGGTAAGAACCGGAACTCTTGAGGACGGGGAAACACTATTTTTTTTAAACAAGAACAGCGCATTCGGAAGCGCCTTTAATGTGGAGTATAAATAATGGGAACACCAACAGCATTAAGAAAGACTAGGGCAGTCCTGACTGGCACTAGCTTTGCTGATAATACGACTGGCGCTATCACTGCCCAGATGGTCAGACAATTTACAGAGTCTGGAATGGGCGGGTATGCAACTATATGCGCTAAGGCCGGAACACCGGCAAGTCAAGCCGTAGCATCAGATTGGAATGCGGGTAGTACGGGAGCCGATGCGGTCGATGATACAGGAACAGTCTCTTCAACAACTGTAGGCACCGATGCAGATTTTGCTAATGATAGGATCAGAATATATGATAAAGGATTCTTCATGGTTAATCTGGGGGTTAGTTTCGTTCAGACCGGAACTGATACTGTAATATGGACATTCAGAATTGCAACGCAAGATACCGGAGGCTCAGTGGTTTATCCGGGGTATGATGCTGCAGTTCAAAAAGTGGCTGCAACTCTGGATAACATGGC